ACACAAAGACCGCCCAATTCATACATACTTTAAATCATACCCCACACTCATCCAGCAGTCACACAACCCAGGAAAACTTGTATACATACAATGATATTTAACCCAACAGGTCGTCAGGGATTTCAGTGGGACTGTCTCCCTGGATCAATTCCTCCTTTATTTGAGATGGATCCCTATCAAGAGCGACAAACAAGAGCTCTGCCAATTCCTTCAAATCTGTTGTTATAATTGATTTCTCTAGAAGCCGCCTTATCTTCACTCTCCCCATCCTACCAACAAGCCTCACAATGAAATCATCCATTAGAGGGTGAGCAAGCACAGTTAAACTTTGCATCTCCTTGTAGTGGGCAGGACCAAACAAATTTAGACTCTCCTCATCGAAATCCACTTCATCCATATAGTCCGGATCTTCCTCTACAGTCAGGTAGTCAGCCAAATTCTCAAATGCATCATCCATCCCTTCTTCCAGCATCATGTCAAACATCTCACTCATGTCAATTGGCTCTGACTCTATGAACTTCTCTGGTCTATTCTGGCCATACACTGTTCCAACCTTATTTCTTATAGAAGATTCAGTGCATAGTCTTATTATCTCCTTAAGCCTTTCTATGTCCAGTTGCCTGGGATTCCTCCTCTTTCCTGAGGCCACCTGTAAGACTGGTCTAATGAAATTCCATGGGATCGATTGACATAGCATCCAAGACCTTGTGGGTTCTACTGAGAATAAGCCCTTGTAAACAAAATATTCATCTTCCATGATGTGCTTTGAGCTTACTGAGCTTATATCCGAGTCTGATGGAGTGTATGAAAGAATATGGAGATCACGTGGTCTTTTGTCCTTGCTTCTCACAAAGAGGTTGATGGTGTTTCTACGCACTTTAATGTCGATGTCATCATCGTGTAACAATCCCAAATTGGTAATGTCATTCCGCACTATGTAGATGGGGCACCCATAAGGATAAGATGAGCCATACATCTTGAAACCATACATCCAGTAATTTGCCTTAGAGTTCCCTTTTGACACATCCATGTTGTTATGTACTTGCATATCTTCACACCAGGCTTTCAGACTCTGAGTTAGCACCCAAGGTTTTGAGCAATTTGATACTGTAATGCTGTAAATGTGAGATGGCACACCCTCTTTACCATCAATATCAATCTGTACCTGATAGCCATCCATGACTCCTTTCCACACACCGCGTCCATAGTACTTATTCGTGACAGAGGATTGACTGAACTGCTGCACTTTAGTAAAAGCTCCAAAGATTCCAGCCTTCATATCCTCTATTAAGTGGGCTATGCCAACATCACTCTTGATAAACCTTTGTAAGAGGCTTATCGTGTTGGCTCTTGATCTTTTATCATTGTAATTGAGAATGACCTGGGGTTCTTCCTTTAGAATCTTTACAACATATTCCAACTTTGCTTCTTCAGTGTAGGGGCCCATTAAGACTGAAAACAAGTAGTGCTTAAGTTTCTCTACCTGCATAGCCCTACTATGACCAATCTCGTCCTCCAACCCCTGAAGAAATCCAGTTTTGCAAAAGTTGTCTCTTATAGCCATTGCTATCTTGCTCATTCCTGACCTCTTCTTGACAGGAGCACCTGTGACTTTGATCACCCTTGGCTTACCCTCCATTCTAGCAAAAAAGTTCCTTATTTGTACATGGTTTGAGAATGGTGAAGCTTCAAGGGTTTCCTCTGGAGTGTCACGAAGCCACCTGACAATAGCCCTCAATCTATCCCACTCTTGCCTGAAGCCAGGAGACCCAATCTTGCTTTTCCTCGTCCCAAACCACTTATCACTTACCAGCTTCTCGGGTGCTACTCTAGCTGAAGAATGATGCTCAAAAACCACAATCCTTGTTTGAGTTGCTTCTCTCTGACTGGCTCTTGGTATGACATTGAAGTGCCCTTTGTCATAAATTATGGAATCAAAAGCTTCAAATTCAGCTAGATTAGGAAATAAAAATAGTAGATCTTCCTGGCTTATCTCTTCTCTGTCATGGAACTGCTCAAATGCAATGATTTTCTGCATTAGGCTATACTTATCATTATTTATTATCTTATATTCTTGATTTCCGGCATCTTCAAATATACATGCTGACAAGAAGTATACGGATGATGCCATCACTTTGCACACAGCATTCCCTGTGCTCAGTGAAGAAACCACACCGGGGCTATGCACCTTCTCAGCTATCCTGAGCATTATCTCCTGACCGGTTTGGGGGGCTCTATACAGGATTTCTGGGATCTGGTTGATCATGTCTTTCCAGTCTTCTGGGATGTTTAGCCTGTTTCTGAGTCTTTTGAACTTTTCCACTGATCCCCATCTTAATGTGGAGCTCATAACAATAGCTCCTCCTGGACTTACACTGCATGAATCACTAATGATGCTGTCTGACTTTTCAGATGATCCCTTGACTCTTTTCATAAAGAATGAGTACACTGATTTTAGGTTTGAGTTCATGATAGCTCTGTATAAGTTGTATTTGAAGCCTGACAGACCTGCAGAGTAAGGATTATCAAATAAGAAAAAACCAAGACCAGGATCAAGCCACTTAGAGATTGCTTTTGCAAATTCTGAGAATAGAGAACTGACTCCCAGCCCCATTAGCATGTAATGTATTGAGCACTGACAGTGTTGGACCATTGCTGCCAGTGAGAATGAGCCCCCTCCCTCTGTTATCGCTGTGAGCAGGTTAGCTGCTTCCTCCTGTCTTGCTACTAGGGTCTCAACCTCAGGTAATGAGCAGGAAGCTGCTATCCACCTGATTGTTGGCCTCACATGTTGTGAATGGAAGAAGAACTCAGAATTGTACTCCATAACAAAATCAGTATTAGATGTTGACTTCTCAGACGGATAGATACCTGCATATATTCCAAGACTCTTCTTTACCCTGAAGCACATGGCAGCCACTAGCTTGTATCTCATCTTCATTTTCTCACTCTCAGCAGGAAAACTTATTATCATACTACTATCATCAGAGCCTTGCATCATATCACACACGACTCTGGAAGATGCATCTGAGCCCATCTTTAGAGTGAATAGCTGCATTGATGTAGTTCTGATAAATTCTTGATGCAGAGAGTGCAGCAGTGATGAAGTGAAATGTAAAATTCCCTGCATCATCCCAGTACTAGTCTTCAAATATGTACGACCTTGGCTTATCCATGGCTCCTCACTTTCTCCATGGTAGGCCTTGAACAATTTCCCAACAAACTCATCCTCAATGTTTAATTCTTTATGGCCATCTATAATTCTGAGAAAGTCAAGATTCATCATCATATACTTGTTGGTGAACATCGAGCAGCCTCGGATGATCAAGGGCCACCATTCTTCTGGAGTGAATTCACATAGCATGAGAGCAAACTTAGTCACAAAATGGCCTTGATTCCATTTCCTGGCATCATCAGAGGTGGCACATGTCCAGACGGCCCTTCCACATCTTTTTTTAGCTCTCTGCCCATGAGTCTCAGGAATTCTAGTCTTGTTTGATGGATTACATAGTGTGTCAGAGTCAAAGAATCTGCCTATCGCTCTTGCAATTGCCTCAACAACAGATTGTACAATTCTCTCATCTGCCCCCATCACATAAATCTCCCTCAGACCTCCATGCTGTTGTTTTTTGAAAAGACATATCTCCATACAACCCTTTTCTTCAATTCTAGTCATGCATTCATCAAACATCTCAATGGCAAGTGTCTTTCCCCTCTGTGCAAACTGGGTCATTTTCACCAGCAATTTATCTCTTGTGTAATTCTTGTCCTTGACATCCTTATATACATACCAAGCATTGTTAAAATTGCTGGTAGCTTTCAAGGTGGCTAGCCTCTCAAGTGTTATTGAGGATATCTCTCGTATAATACTGTTCTCTATTTGAGTCATAACTCCTCTACCATACTGCTTCTTCAGTTTAGACTTTGCATGGTTGCAGAGCAACTTTAAATAGCTCCTACTGAACTCATGCATTTTAGGCTCTTCTGGGTCACCATAGCCCAGAAATTCATCAGTTTTGGGCCTCAAGTGCTCTAGTTCTATGATTTTCTTGTACATAGCTGATAGTGCTGATGGCTCTGATTCTTCTTCCTTGTTTTTAAAATATCCATTGTAGCAGCAACTGATTAGAGTTTGTAGCTCATCGATAGGATTTCCAGAATAAGGATTAAACAGTCCTTTCCACCTTATGTTTCCTCCAATTCTGTGTAGCTGAAATGGGTTGGATGAGATCCTCTGCATTGTCTCGAAAACTCTATGAACCAAGAAAACCTGGAGCTCTGACCTCAACACCTTGGGAATCTTAGATAGCATCTTGGTGGGCCTTGGAATTTCAGGTAGAGAAACAAATCCTTCCATAACTATATAACGCTGCATGGTTTGCAGCTCCTCAGTGGTAGCTTTATCTTCCATTAGAGTGAGTAGAGACAATTTTATCATAAACCAGGCATCTGCAAACCTTCCTGCTGTTGCTTGGTCGATGAACTTCCATGACTCAAAACCATATGTTTCTGCCCAAAAGCATGCAGCTGCTTCAGTCACACATAGAGCTTTACACAAATTTGTGATCTTGCTCAACTTGAAAGATACAAAGTCAGTGACTAAAAGGTCACCTGCATCAATAGAAGACTTGAAAACACCTGACTTCTCTAGCTCACCAAACAGATATCTCTTATCTACAGCCATAGACACAAAGATATGACCCTTAGAGGTTGTTGGCTTAATAAGCAAGTACACTGCAGAGTCTTTCAGCCTCTTGACTATAAACTGATTTGGCTTGACATGCTGCTTGACTGAGGCTGACAACTCTGCTCCAGTTATTGAAACCATTTGCAGCCAGCTTCCTATTGGTGTCCCTAGGAATTTGAGGTGGCAATTCAGAGTTTCTGGAATCTCTTCATCCCCGTGAACCATTGTTGGCTGGTGTAATCCCATGGCTAGTAGTCTTAGTTTCTTATCTTCTGATAGAGGATTGTATAATCCATCTGTTGGAGTTAGATCTTTCAGGGACTGATTAGTCAGGAACTCTTCAACTCTGGATACATTGTGGGTTATTGAGAACCCTTTCTTACTTCTCACTCTGGCCTCTTTCACAGCTCCAAGGTTAGAGTTCTTCTTTCCACACACTCCAAGCACAGCCGCATATTCCCTTTCTTCAGGGTTTAGTGTTAGAACAGTTCTGTGATACTTATTCCTCTCCACTGATCTTTCAGTGGCTCCAGACATTGCATATTCAAGCTCGAGTACAGGATCATCGTGCATCCTTTCTATTTTCTCTATGGAGGCATTATTGCATACTTTATTCCAAATCCTACACATAGGATGGGAACCCTCAACACTCACTGACTTAAGTGGCTCAAGGTCTTTGCCTGGTGCAGCTTCAATAGTCACCCAAGGGGGAAACTGAACGGTGGACTTATGATCCTCTGTATCTCGTAGGAAATCATAGCTGATCATCTCTGCTATCTTGTTCATTATCTCATTAGCTGCTTTCTTTGAGCTGAGCTCAAACCTTTGCTTACTTGTGATATCTTCTGTAAACATGCTATCTGTCTCAATTCCTTTAAGTGCCTCATCTGAACATTTCTTAATTATCTTAGAAATGTAATCCTCATCAACATCCCTCTCTTTGAACTGCTCAAACAACTCTCTTCTGAAGCTTGGAAACTTCTCCTGAGTCTTGTCCCAGTCAATCATTATGGAGGACATAACACTATTCACTTCTCTCTCTAACCTGCTGATTGTCTCATCAGAGTCGAACAATGCTGGGTTGATCTCTCTTAGCTCCTCAAAAATGTCTCTGGCTAGCCTGAACCTGAATACTATTTCATTCACTTCATCGTCAGTCAGGTCAAGATTTGAGATTATACCATTGAAGTGGGCTGCAATGATATATAGAGAGATTGGCTTGATTGCAGACCTATTTAAGCACGCGATCTCATATTTTGCTATTTTGTTCCGTGCAGCCAGTTCAGCAGAGTTTGCATCTCCCATTGTTGTAGTAAATTCAACAACATATACATGTCCTGTTTCAGTCTCTATAATCATGTCAGGGGACTGGTAGTCTGAGTCATCAGCCCTATTTTCAAGAACCCCAAAAACCTCAACAAACTTCCTGTCTGTGGTGTCAGCCAGGTGACCGAAGGTGAAATCATGCTTGAATAGAGTCAAGTTCTGAGCAGGGACACTTTCAAAAGGCTGAATGGTAGACCCAGATTGCCCATCTGCTAGCTCAGAAGTGGCAATATCTATGGTTACCCCATCAGAGCTGTGTTTGACAACATAAGCTGGTATTGGGGTGTCATAGATTGAAGACTCATAACGTCTCAAAGGGTGAATCGTTAAGGTCTTCTCAGGGTTTGGTTGTTTTCTAAGGATTCTTTCCATAATTGGGCCTCTTTGTGT